CTGTGCTATAATATCCTGTGTTCTGTAATCCAGATAAGTCAGCATTTTTAAGACTTGGGGATCTTACAATAGATGCAACTTGATAAGTAAATACACTTTTGTCATGATCATCAAGACTTATTGGCTCATCAAGTCTTTTGATAAAAGCTTTTCCTTTTTCAGAAGCATGCCAAATTAGTGGCGTACCATCTTTATCTTTACCAACTACAAATCCAAGGTGCTCAACATTTTCATTTTCTAAACCACCTTTTGTTTCTGAAGCAAACTCTCCACTTGTTTTTGTATTCATTCTATTGAGCTGTACATAATCACCAACTTGTAATTTTGCATAAACATCTTTAGGAACCTTTGGCATCTTAGCCATATCTCTTTCTGTAGTTTCATAAATAAGATCTCCACCTTTATTAAGAACATCAGATTTATTAAACCAAGCATCATTTGCCCATATATCTCCATCAGCTATTTCACCAAGTAAGTTACTCATCTTAACACTTACATTGAATGAACATCCTTTACCTTCAACACAAACTTCTTCTCCTTCCCCTTTATCAAGATATGGTAAGTAACCTACTCCAAGATTTTTGTTAACCGTATACTTAGTACTTTGTGATTGTTTTTTTGGTTCAATTGTTTTTACCTTAGATGGAGGAATACCAGAATTAAATGCATCTAATGCCATCTTTGTTCTGTTACCCATAATACCATCAACTCCATCTCTACTTGGACCTGAAGCTCCAATGTTATATCCAGCTGCTACTAGTTTCTTTTGAATTGCTTTAACATCACCTGATTGTTCAATCTTTGGCATTGCTATTTTCTCTACTTCTTTCTTAGTAAGTGTTGGTTGATCTACTACTGGAGTGTTCACTAGGGTAGCTGGTTGCTGAACTGTTGTAGCTACCACAGGTTCAGTAACAACTGGAGGTGCAACAAGATCACCTGTAGGCATCATATCAGGTGCTAACATAGGAGTCACAACCGGACTCTGACTTTGTTGCATAGTTGGAACAGTTGGTACACCACCATCTTGAAACTTAACTTCCTCTATAGTAAACCCACCTTTTCTATAGTACTCTATTTCTTCATCATCAAGATCTAGTTCAATAAAACCACCATCTTCTTCTTGTTGTAAAGCTTTACCTCCTAATGATTTAGTAGATTTTTTAGGAAGCATTTCATAAATACCTTTCTCATTTTGTTTAGCTAAACCTTGTCTTTCTAAACTTTGCCATGTGTTTCTTCCTGGAGCTACTCCATTATTTTCAACAAAGGCACCCCATGATCTAACTTTATTTCCTTCTGGTAATGATTCATTTAACTGCTTATAAACTTCTGTTCCTATACCTTGTCTTTGAAATTTAGGATCAACTCCTATATCCAATGTTTCAAAATCACCACTGGATAATCTATTACCTGAAACTTCACCAACTTTTGTATCTCCTTTATAAACCCCAAAAGTCTCCATGTCTAATTCTTGAGATCTTACATTATCAGGTAAAAGTTTTATATTCATATTTTTAGGTGCACTTGTAATTTTTTTACTAGTTCCAAGTACATCTTCTGCGTAAGAGCCTACTTTACCAAATTTACCAACTTTACCTAACTTACCCAATGAACCAATTCCTGGTAACACACCTGCTACATCTAATGTTTTATCTAACCCTGACCAATATTGATTTCCTGTAAGAGGATTTATATTAGTATTTCCTGTACCAAATGCAGAACCTATTCCTGGATTAGCAGACAGTGCAACATCAGCAACTGTATTACCTACTCCTTTAAGTGTACCCATGGGATCTTTTGCAATACGCAATAATGCTGGAGCTCCAGTTAATTCTAGCACTGCATCAGTAACTCCCATATTAGCTTCTTTTCTAGTATTAGCTTGATCTACTGCATCCTGATATTGGCCTTTATAACCTTCCTTCATTGTAGCTTGGTCATACTTACCCCAACCTCTTTCATCATACAGTCTGGCAAAGTCAGAAGTTGATATCTTACCTTCTTGAACCTTTCTTCTAGCACGTTCATAATCTTGAGCTCCTTGATTATGTTCTTTAACTCCTTGTGTAAATCTTTGAAGTTCTTTTATAGAAAAGTCTTTAGGTTTTAAATCTTGATACCAAAGCTTTCTACCTTGAGCAGTATTCATAAGAGCTTTACTCTTATCCATTAACTCTTTCCAGCGTTCTTTATCTGAAGCTTTTGCATAAGCAAATGTTTCCGCTTCATCTTGAGATTTATCTATAATGGGTTGTTGTGAACCTTCTTGAGCTTGAGGTAGTTCTTCTACTATATAACCACCTTTTCTATACTGTTCAATTTCTTGAGGAGTTAAATCCATTTCAACATACCCACCATCTTCTTGCATGGCCATCTTGTCATTAACTCCGTATGCCCATCTTTTATATGCAGTGCGGCCTTCTCTTAATGGAAGACTTGGTATTTCTTCACCACCTTTTTGTGCATGCACTAATCCTTGACCACCACATTTATGACATGTAGTAACATCATCACTACCATCTGCAGCATTCCATTTCCAACCACATTTTTTACAGGTTACTTTCTTAGTAAGTAAAGCACCTCCTTTTTGTTCTTTATTTAAAAAAGCTGGTGATACTGATTTATAATGTTCTGCAAAATATTGGGCATCTGCAGGATTATTAAATCTTATTGCTTCATTAGATTCTGGACCATAATCACCAAGCATTAACTGACCATTCTCATTTTGTATTTGAGGTACAGCATAATTATCCATACTAGCCATATAGTGAGTACCTGTATTACCATTTTCAAATTGATATGGATTATCAGTAGGGACAACCATTCTTTTTGCAGCAGGATTGCCAAATTCATTTGCATAAGCAAGCTTTGCTTTCATCATACCACTTGTATAATCTTGCAAATGAGATGGTAAAGGAATATCATATTCTCCTTCTTCATTATGTGAATCTACTACAGCTTGTCCTTCTGGAGTAGTTTCTCTCCAGTTTCTATACTCATTAAGTTTATTTTGAATTAAATTATAATCATCAAGTGTCCAACCTTTAGGATTTCCAATTTGATTTTCTATGGCTTTAATTTCTTTTCCCCATTCTTGTGGAGTTGTTGAACCACCAAATTGAAACAGTTGTCCACTAAATCCAAGTTTATCAATTACAGATTGTTTATTATCAATATGTCTATCAATACCAAGCTCTCTTACTTTAGCTACCTTAGCTTCATCTGAACCCATTGCAAAGATTCTATCTTCTGGGATACCTGCATTACGTGCCCTAGTGATCATATCTGGTGTTACTTCTTCTCTAGCAGATATAATATACTTCTGATCACTAGGTGTATTCATTGCCATTTCCATTCCTGCATCAGTTGTAAGAGTATCATCATAGTCAAATGATACAATACCACCATCTGCGTAGAAACTTGCATTAGGATCAAAGATTTTTCTTTTTCTAGATTTAGGTACTTCAAATAAAGGATTCAATGCAAACAATCTATTTGTTGCTTCAAGACTTCTTGAATAAGCTTTTGATTTAATTCCTTTTGATCCAGTAGGTATTCTTACTTTAGGAGTTTGCCCACCTTTCTTAAAATCTTCAGGTTGCTCAAGCTCTGGTTGAAGTCTGTAATCAGTTGTTAATTCTTCCCCAGCTTTAATATCTCTTTTTGCATAGACATATCTTTCATTACCTTTTTTAACACTATACATGTTAGGTGTGTCAGAGTGATTATGCATCTTTCCAATCTCTCCTACTGGTTGACCATTTCTATGCGCTAAACCTATAAGTTGATTTTTTTTAAAAAAAGTATTTGCAAACAATCCTTTATCAGCTCCTGCAATTTTTGATTGTTTAACTACTAAATGACTGTTAGCTTTATTACCTCCTTTTTTTAATTCAGGATATTCATCAACATACTTAGCACCCGGAAAATTATATTCCTCCTCTGGATGCATCATTACTGGTGAACCAAAATCTGGATAAGCCATGACAGGATATGGAACATTGTCCATGGTTATGTCATTACCTGGAATTCTAGTTGGTACTCCAGGATGTGCCCACTGACCTCTTGGATCAACAATAATTTTAGATTTAGATTTCTTATTCATTATCTTAATGATGCTTGATTCTTACTATTTACTACTTTAACTATCATGTTAACACTACCAGAAATTTCTTTCCTTAAAGTTATATAATTTAAGTAATGTCTGAATTTTTTTCTTTGTAGTTCAGCTTTGTTATAATCTAAACTTGTAAGATTTAATTCTCTACGGTAGCCATCAGGTAATGTTATCCATGCAATTTCTTCTGGATAGTTACCAAGTAACTCAGTTGTTCCTGGAACTAATGGTCCTGTTGGAGGATAACCTGATCCTAGTGGAAACTCTCCTCTATCTCTTGTTACATCCCAGAATTGATTAAATCTATATTTGTTTTCTTCTTTTGAAAACAAGATATCAAATCCAGGTAGACCAACCACTGTATCCCTAATGATTATAGGAATAGATGGATTGAATTTAGGATACTCTAAACTTAGTGTTATATTATTTTTAGGAAATACATTTAAGTTTAAATATCCAGATACTTGTTCTGAGTTATAAATAATTGCTGTGTCAAAGTTATTATCTAGCACATGGAATTGATCAACACAATTAGCTGCTCTTTTGTAAGATTCAAGTATATATTCAAATGATTTAACTACTGTTGGTGATTGACCTGTAATAATAGGAGTTTCAATTTCAAATGGATAATCTTTTCCATAGAAGTTGCAATAAGAATTACATACATAATTATGTTTCCAGAAACTATTTTTCTTTGTTGTTAAGAAAACAGTTTTACTTGGCATTACTAAATCCGGATGCCAGTCATGAAATGAAATCCACATTTCATTCTTAGGGTCATAACTTGCTGTCCAAGAAGCACTTTCAAATATAGTAGGGTCACCAAGTAAGTATCTTCCTCTACCATCTAATGTAAAGAAATCTCCTTGTCCTTTTTTATAACCTTTACCTTTAATCATTTGACGGCAATCAACTACTAATGGAACATAGTCAACTCTATCTAAGTCTATACCATCTTTAACAATGTAATCTTTCTTAGTAAAATAAAGTATAGAGTTTTCATTATCATATACTGCCTGTACACCTACTCCAGCTACTGGATTATCTTTCCATGGATAATCAGGAAACTGAGTTGTAAGTTTACACTTTAAGAATAGTGAATACCACCACTTTAATCCAACTTGAGATATCTCTTTTAATCCTCCTGCATAACTAAATATCTTACCTTGATTCTGTGATGCATAAAATAAGCCTGCTGGAGTAGAGATAACTGCAAGTCTATTTTGAGATGATCCATACTCATATGGCTTATCTGCATTTGAAACAGACTGACCGGGTTGAGAAAATAAACCACCATCACCAATAGTAATCTTAGTTCCTAAATCTGTTTGAAGTGTATCAACACCTTGAAACATTTGTGGACTATCATTCTTAAATGTAATGAACAAACCACTTTTGTTTATAGACTTAACACCAGATATTTGAGACTTAAATTCTCTATAGTTATTTGGTAAAAATATAAACCAGCTATCTTTAAATGATTCATCTTGTTGTTGTAATGAATAATAAATTCTATCTGGAAAATATGTATAACATAGTTGAGATACATTTGGGTTGTAGTATCTATTTTGTAAATTACCAGAAGAGAAATACTGATTGTATAGTTTACTTACACTTAATGAATAGTCATATCTAAATGTGTTACCTCTTGTAATGTTTTCTGGATTAATTTCAAACATTCTAGCAAGCTCAGTATAACGGTAAGGATCATAATGCTTTTCCCATTCATTATCTCCAGCTTCTCTATAATCTACTATTACATCTGACTCAACAAAGAAGTCTCTTACAGAAGAAACTGCTAAATAGAAAAATGAATCCTTTGGTCTAAATACACCTGGATAATCTCCTGCTGTATCATTTGTATAATCATATCCTGGATTTGTAGGTGTTGGACCATGATCCATTCTATAAAATCTTGTTGGAAAAGCTCCTGTTCCAGGTACTGGTGAATTCCAGTTACTAGGTCCAAGATCTGATACTTCATATTTTCTGGAGTTAACATAAAATCTTGGTTCAGGAATCATTTGATGAATTGCATAATTATATTCAAAACCATCAGGTTGACCATATAACCAATCATAGAAAAAGAACATTGAATTCTTTTCTGTATATCTATTTACATAAACATCTCCACCAAAAAATATTGGGCTAATATTTATTTTTTTAAGTATTACTGCAAGGTTACATGATCCACATTGATTATAAGGACCCCAGTTTGATAAAGTATTATAATCAAACTTTTGCTCACATGGAGTTATTACAATTTGTTTTATAGATTGCAATTGACCATACTGATTTTGAATTCTTACTTTCATTGCCGCATAGTGACTAGCAATTGGTAAAGTAAAATTAGCATCTACAATCTCAAAATTTGGACCTACATTTGGATTAGGAATATAAGGATTTAATGTCAAGGGATCAACTAAACCATTTTGTTGAATATTACCAAGAGTAGTTAATGACTGATCTACATATCTTGAAGATTCAATAATATAGTTTGGTCCAATTGCACCACCAATATAAGGCCCCGCATAATTTGGACCAGCCTCTGTTCTTATTACAACTGTGTCAGATCTTTTAAGATTATTAATACTATAAGATCTGAAAGTACCTGCTACATTATAATACCCAGGCATTTGCATAATGTTATCTCTTATGTAAGAACTATCTTCAATTTTAAATCTAAATAGTTTTGTACTACTAGGAGATCTCATATCTGAGTAGAACCCATGAGCAATCATTTGTGATGCATACTGTGTATAAGGAATAATTGCTCTAATAATATCAGCTGCAATATTTGCTCCTTCAGAAAAATAATATAGTGCTTGATTCAAACCACCTAAAATTCTAAGAGGGATTGGTAAGTAATCTAATTTAGGTACTGTATAAGTATACTCATCTCCAGATGCAGAAATTCCACCTGTTGCCGTTGCTGTAGTTATTGCAGCATCTTTTGTTGTATTGATTCCAGCTAAGATAGGTCTTGTACCTGTTACAATATATGATAATGCATCAAGAATTGAACCACCTGCAGAATAATAAGTTGTTAATGCAGCATCATAAGTAACAGCTGCAGCTTGACCAACAACAGCTCCTGCAACAGCAATAGGATATATAGTTAAACCTGTGGCATCTGATGCATAACCTGGTGCTGTAAAGTTTGCAAGTTTTTTATCATACTTTCCAATAAATGAAATTATTGCTTCTGCAATACCAAGTAGGAACATAGGCAAAACAGTAAGATCAGAAAATAATTTAAACTTAGGATGTTGATTGGGTTCAATAAATCTTTGAGTTGATGCTCCTCTTAAATATCCATAAAGCTTAAGTTCAGTTCCTGATAAAAATGGAGTTTTAAAACTTGTATCTGGAGAATGAAAACTTACAAAATCTGATGGAACATTCTGATCAAAAACACTATCATTATCATTAGGATTTGGAATTCTTATATAAGGATCAATAAAATTTCTATTATGATCACTACCACCTGTTGAATTATAAAAAGGTTTAATAGTATTAAATGGATAATTTGCATACATGCCTTTTCTTGGAGCTGCTGGATTACTCACCTGCCCAACAATATCATATGTTCTAAAATTGTTAAGCATTCCCTTAGCAATGATAGACTTATTACCCTCTCTTGATCCTCTTAAGATCTCATAACCAACAATACCAGGAATATCATTACCTTCATTATCTTTTGGATATGTAATATTTTCAAAGAAAACTCCAAGCAATCTAATTTTTAATTCATTAGGTTGATTGCTTAATGTTGGTTTAAAATGATTAGTAAGTTTATTTGCACTTGGATCTAAACAGTTATCCGGAAACTTATGATGTCTGATATTATCACCACATAGATCATAAGTATTACTTGGTTGATTGTAAAAGCCTGTCCAACATTGAGCACTTGTATTCCAAATTTCTGGTTTATCATCAGGATACTGTTCAGTAGATTCCCAGTAACCCATGTTTCCAACTGCAATTACTGTACCTCCGTCATCTGTTGTAGTTGATAACCCACTTGGTATTGTTCCTATTGAAGCAGTATTAAATACTTCAAATACATTATCACTTGCACTTAATGCATTTTGATTAAAACTTATTCCAGTTTCTGGTAATCCATTGTATAATCCTGGAGCTCTTCCTGGAATATGATAAGAAGATGATTTATCACCTGTATCATATACCCATCTAATAAAGAAACAATAAACTTCATCTCTTAAGTAACTTGCCTTATTTCCACTTTTTACATAATAGTCAGAAGGATATTCAACTGAAGCCCACTTGGCTGTAATTAGATTAGCTAATGGTTGGTAGTTAAAATCAAATTTAGAAGTAGGTCCAACTCTCAGTAAGTAATTATTTACTTCAGATATCTGATCAGATTTTTCAAAAACTGGTGTCTGAATTGGAAGCTGCTCTAGTGGTACAGTTATTAAATCTTCTTTTATTTGATCTAAAGCAATAACATTTGTTCTAGTAGAATATATACCAACTTGTCTTGCAACAGTTCCTTGGTTTATATTTTGTACAATGACCAAGATAAACTCATCAAAGTTTACACTGTCAGCTTCTACTTCAAGTACAAGTGAACCTTGTAAATCTTGAGGAGTCCAAATTTGTTGGTTGTTACTTTGAGAAAAATAGTCTGTAACTTTTTGACCTTTAATGCTATAAGCAATAACTGCAAAGTAAGTTCCATTTCTTAATGTACCACCTTGATTACCAAGTGTTAAATTAAGACATGGTGTCTCCATTAATCTTGCTAATCTAATTTTATCACAATCTAACTGATTAATATCAACACATGTAATGCAACCTATTGGATGGCCAGAAGGCCAAACATCTGGTTGTGTTTCTGATACACCAGTTTCATCAGTACAAATTTGTTTCCATTTTACTCCTGGCCACAAAAGTAGATTTACACCATTTGAGTAATAATTAATATTTACTTGTCCCACCCAACTATAGTTAGCAGCTGGCCAAGTTTGAGGATCTCCTACATTTAAAACTCTATCTGGATTTAATGCATCTGCAAAATATACTTGCCAAGTACAATCTTCTTTCTCTCTTGAAGCTCCGCTTATTAAATATCTTTTATCAAACTTAAGACATGCATCTTGTACAATAGGTCTGTAAACACAAGTATCAGTTTCTAGTAAACCAATCTCTGACATAACAGGTATACCAGTTGAATCATGACCTGCTGTAAACACTATCCACTTATCTGAGAATAATTGTATAGTGCCAATAATGTATTTGTCTACTGCAATTGCAGGCATTGTTAAACCTGCTGTTGCACATAGAATATTAGATTGCTCATTAGAAAGGGTTCCAATATTACCCTCATCTGTATTATTTGTTGCATTTCTAGCATGTGTCCACATTCCTTCTCCTACAAAAGAAGGGTCAGAATCTTTGTTCATCCCCTTAGAAAAACTACGGGTGACGTTCTGTGTTGTATTTTGTAAACCTTTTGCCATTACATTAGTCTTGAAGTTCCTACTCTTCTCCAATATGGATCATTTGGACTATAACTTTTAAACATATCATAGTATTTTGCATACTGTGCTCTTCTGTTTGTCCACCATACTTTTTCCATTTCTCTAAAGTTTGGTGTATTAACTAAACTTAGTGCTGCATTTCTTGCTGCTCTAAACTCTGGAATAATAAGCTGTAGCTTTTGAGCCATGTCTTCTCCATTGAGAGCTAAGTTCTCTATGATTCTTTTCTTCAATGCATACTCATAGTAGTCATTAATCAATTCATGATTAGGAACCATTAGATTATTATTCTCATCCGTCAACTCTCCCTGGTAGTTTATATAAACATGACCCGTTTGAAAAGTTGTATATAAGTAATTGTCTTTTAACCAACCTTGATTAGCTGTATTGTAATAAAGATTTGGGCATTCACAATCTATGTTCTGACTCTGCTTCATTCTTAGAGGAACTAAAGATTTATAAACTCTTGATTGAACCGGATTAATTACTTGGATAATTTCATACTGATCACCTTTACAGTTCATGAATACTCTTGGAGCAATACATGTATCCCCGTAAGGATTATTTGGATCATACTCAGTTGGTATTGGATCTACTATAGGATGATTAAGATCACATGCAGCAGTCTTGTTACATGGATTAGAATTACATGTTCTACAATTAACTGTAGGAGCTACACACTGATCTACTGTAGCTGGAAATTCTCTGTAAGGAATCTCTTGAATATTAGTTCCAGAAACTTGTCCACCATAACCGGTCATAACAGTATATTCACCACACACCATTCCATAGTTCCATACATAGAAATCATCAGGAAGTTTAACTTTTCCATGACAAACTTCTAATACAACTTCCTTAGTTTGATTTATTCTTAAACCAAGATCATAATTTAACCTGCGGGCAACTTTAATTAATTGCTGAGGTTCAATCATGTTCTCTAAGGCTAGAGTATTTAAGTCAATACTAACATCTTCTAATAAAGAATCAAATGTCCGGTATTTTAGTGTGTAATTGAAATCCATTATCTAAGTGCATTTTGACTATCATCAGGTCCATCTGTTGGAATTGATATAGCCATGGTTAATTCTTTTATTACAAACTGTTCAACTTCAGAGAATAAATACTCTGGAATAGCAAATGCTGTATCTTGAAATACCTCACACTCATCTGAATCACATGTCTCTAATGCGCCTTCAAAGATTGCCTCTATTCTGATAGCATCCCAATCAATGTTTGGACAATACAAGTATCCATTAAGATACCAGAAGTATGGTCTCTTATTATATTTGAATGTACTAGATTTAGTAATTGATATCCAAGTACCAGGTTCTGTTCTAAACATTTCAATAGATCCATCTATAGAAGATACAGTACGTATAATAGGTCCAAACATACCAGCTAATATAGTTGGCAGTTTTTCTTTAGATCTTTTAAAATAACATTCAGAATATACTCCTACACACCCTGCCTCAACTTTATCTACATCAATAAGTTCTATATAAGGTAACACCTTAAATATAGAGCTCATCTTCATTAGTCTAAATTGATTGTCTTCTCTTTTTATCAAAGTCTTTGCATACTTAATAAGTGAAAAGTAAATAACCCTGTCTGTTAAAAACGGGTCTTCCTTTACTGCCTTTAAAGTATTTCTTACTCTTGATATTGCTTCACCAACTGTTGTCATAGGTCAAACTCATTATAGTTTTCAAGGGCCTTTATGGTCTCCTTAAGTTTAATTTCTTTGTATACTGCTTTGTTGTATGCTAACTTCAACCTTTGAGTTGCATCTACAACAACATATGTGTTCCAGTTTTCTGGATAAGTCTTAGCTACAGTTCTTTTAAAGTCTCTACAAGCTGTAAACCCCCAGTACTCTCTATTGCGCATTCTATGTTTTGGAGCATAATTAGTAAAAAAAATCTTTGCTAGCTTACCATCTGTTTCCCAGTTCTTGTTAGTAACTGTTACTCCATACTTCCTGGACTTAGCAAAGTCAACATTTGTTTTCTTACTTTGTTGACATGTTCCAATAAAAAGCCACCCTAATGATTCTGGTAATTGTACACCATCTCTAGTATCTATAACTCCTTGAAATATTGCATTGTTGAATTTTCTCATGATCTCTTTCAACAACTTATAATCCAAGTTTTTATACTTAGGATACTTTTTTTTAAAATCTTTTACAAGCTTTGGATTAAACACATTCAATACATCTGGTCTAAACCTAGCTCCTTTAACATCAGGATTATTAAATTCCCTCATAATAATATACTAAAAATAAATGACTTTAGCAAATATAGGTATAAAACAAAACCCCCACAAGTGTGAGGGCTTTGCCGTTGTTGTTACAGAAACCAACAAACCTGCAACACTCTTTAACCAATTATAGTAATTCTTATTCTGACAGGTAAATCAAGATCAACAGGTGGCGGATCAAACGCAGGAAATATACCTATGTCACCTGAGAGATCTATACCAATGCCTGTTTTATCGTTATGTGTGAATTCTATCCATGCATTTTCATCAATATTAAACCAATAACCTTGAATTATTAAATCTACTACTGTTGGTACAGCAGTTAAAGTACCATCACATCCTACTGTAGGAATTCCACAAGGAGAATACACAGTATTAAGAATTGTTATTTGTTGATTAGGATTACCATCTGGTAAAGTTTCTTCATAAACAAATTTTCTAAGTAAAGGTGTTTCAGTAGCTACTGTATAAGTTGTTGTAGTACCAACTGTTACAGGAGTAACATCAATACCATTACCTGCTGCTACAATGGTAATAGGAACTAAACTTGCAAGATTACAGAAATAACCAACTATATCTTCTAATGCAAGATTTATTGCAGAATTTTGAATAACTACAGTATCATCACCACATTCTAAATCTGGACCTGTATATACAATACATTCAGCATCAAATACTTCAGAACACGGTTGTCTGTCTGGACATCCTACTGGTGTAGGACATGGTGCCGGTGATGTCAACATTGTGTCTTGACATCCGCACTTTGGTTTACTGCATCCGCAGTTTGTACATGTTGTTGCCATAATATTTTATTTACAAGGTTCAGGACTTGGGATTGATATTGTACATGGAGATATATATCCCATAATGCCATCTATACCTAGCATAAATCCTCCAACTTCATCTTCATCATTTGCATTGCAACTATATGGATAATTTTCAGTTGCACTAAATGATAAATCTACACTCTGAACACCAGGTGTTGGATTACCATTTACTAATGATCCAGCACTTCTAAGAAACTTAGGAACTTGATCACCACTAGATACGTGAGAAATTATATAATTTAAAGGACATGTATCATATGCTCCAGATCCACCTAGTGCAGTACTTTCTTCATTATCTTTAACTAAAGTTGCAAATAATACTCCTGTTGGTAATACAGATATACTAAATAAACTTGTAAGTACAGAACTATCTGATCCAGTATCAATTGATCTAAATGCAAACTTCCATCCATTATAAGCATTACCATCTAAACTAATTCCTGCAGGTAATACTTCAACTGGAATAACTGAATCAGGTAAACCTGTTCCAGCATTATAATTCCAACTTATACCACCAGCAGCATTTGTCAATACTCCTCCATCTCCTGTACAAGGCGCAACTGTAGTTATATTAAGATAACTGTTAACGCCTGTTTTAAGTGTATATTGTAATGGTAAACCAGTATCTGGATTATTAAGTGGTACTGTTACTTGTCCTCTAAAATAAATTACATTTCCAATTCTTCTACACTCAGGTCTTTTAATTGAAGATGGATCTGCTGTATTATAAAACTCAAAACCATTTAACGGCCACCATCCACTATCTTGTATCTCTGCAGATAATACTCCTGCAGTATAAGTAAGATCAATTGTGTTAGTATCTTGAACTGTTAAAGCTAATGTTTGAAGATAAGTATATATATCACATATTGCAATCCAAATATTTTTAATTGCATTTGCTACTGTACTTTCTGCAGTCAATGAAGGATTATTAACCCATGAGCCTGCGTAGTAGGTAGAGAATGATTGTACTGGAGAATCTCCGGCAGCTATTGAAGCTAATGAAGCATCACCATCTGCAATACATTGAGATAATACAGAACTTATTATTTGTGCAGGTGTACCTGTTGCAGACAATAAACTACAGTATCCAAGTATATCATCATTCATTAATGCATTAAGAACCTGGTCTAATGGGTAATTGCCTGCTGGTAAAATACAATCAGCTGGAATACTTGGTAAAGTATAAACAGGAAGATTATCAATTTGATATTGTAAATCTACTAATGTATCATTAACTATAACAAGTTCATTATTAATAGCAGCTATCTGATCAATTATAGTACAAACTCTATTTGCAATCATTTGAACATAATCAACTAACTGCATTGTAGTTTGTATACCTTCAATAAAACAAGGAGCTACTGAAACTACACAATCTGGACATCCTGCTGTTTTTACTACATCTGAAGGAATACCATTAAGTTCACAAATTCTTGTGATAAGTAATTGAATTAAACCTTTAAAATCTGTTGGTGCACAACCAGTTAAATCCAAACATGAAAGATCATAATTTGTAACATTCAACTGATCCATAATAGCACACAGCTCTGTAGCTAGTTTAAATACAACATCAGATACTGTATCACCACTACATAAATTAATGCATGGAATATCTGGGCCCTGCCAAATAACACAGTTACTTGAAATTGGACTACAGGGTCTATTATCTAAATTTAAAGGTTTCATACTTCTACTGTTATTATAATATACAAATTATTATTAAGAATTACAAGTGTTAGATCTACTATTACATCCACATCCACAAGTTGGAGTATTATTACAACATGTTTGAACAGGTGTACATGTATAGTTTGGATCTCTTGCTCCTTGTAAATCTGCTAGTTCTTTTTTAACAAGCCACTTTTCTCCAAGACTTGTATCAGGACAACAATTGCTTATACCATATCTTCTTTCAAGAACAGTTTTATATAAGATGTCTGCTGAGTTACATGCAAATCTCTCATACTTTTCTGTATCACATGCTGGTACAAAGTATCCAGGTCTGATAAATCTTTTAGGCAAAGGTTCAACAGGACATTCTCCATTAACACAATCTCCAAAATAAATTGGTTCTCTTGCTGTTATCCATTCTCTTACACATAACTTTTCAGATTGTGTATTAGGATCTAATCCTCCAAGAGTAACTGGGGCACCGGTGCAATCTATATATGATAATACTCCAGAAGTATTTGGCCAAGCAACAGAACATCTACAAGCAAGTTCTGCAAGACATGCTGGACAATCAGCATAATCAACTACTACTGTAACTTCTGTAGCTATAGAAGATTGATCAAAAGTTGGAAGTTCTAAAATATTAACTTCCCAACATATATCACAGTCTTTCAGTTTTATTACATTGCCTATTTCTGCACTTAAATCTGTATAAGTATAAATAGTTGGTTCAATACCACTGCAATCTGTTAATTCATAATAAGTTCTACTACAAGCTAAACAAGATTCAAATGATGTAATGATATTAATTACTTGTGTTGCCGGTGGCATATAGTTAATCAAATCAACAAACCAACATTCTCCACAATCAAGTTTTACTGTTTGCCCTACATAAGCAGAGTAATCATCTAAACTATACTTAATGATAGACTGATTATTACAGTTAGTAAATTTGTATGCAACTATAGGTAGACAAGTTGGACAGTCAGCATATACTTGAAGTATTGTTACATTTACTGCGCAGTCACAAGGGTCTTCTGAAATATCAATTGTCCAACAACCATCATAACCTTGTATTGTAACAACATTATTATTAGCATAATAACCAAGTACTGTTGTTGTATTAGATATAATTAATGTTTCTTCAGTTATACAATTAGTAAAAGTAAAACAAACCTCTGGACATACTCCGTCTACACATAGTCCAAAATTATATACAATACCATGAGTTCCTCCTGTTACAACAGGTACAATCAAAGAACAAATTGTTGTACTTCCACTAGTTACTACTAGTTCTAAGTCTTCATTTACATAAGTAATAGATGTTGGATTACCTGTAATTGAATAACAATTAAGTGCACATAAACATTCTACATCAGGATCAGCACTTATATTTAACGCACCTTCACAATCTCCTAGATCATTTTCTACAACAAAGTAACAACTCCCATATCCAACTAATCCTGTAAACTGACCAATGTAAGGTATTAGTGTATCACTAGTTGATACTAAAACTGGTAAATCTGGTTCACATGGATAAAGTGTATAACACTGTATCTCAACCGCACATGGATTACATAACTCTATATTTTCACATTCATCTGCTAATGCAAAATTAGAAAATGAAGGAGTATCAGGATAATCAGAAAAACTAGTACCAATGTTAGTAATTGTATAGCATTTATTTGGTTGAAAAATAATTCCATTTATACTTGTTATTGATCCAGTATAAACATATACTCCATTTGAAACAACACCATCTCCTATTGGAAAATTAAAATAATCCAACGCAGGTCCTAAATTAGAACAACAAGGAACAATACTATAATATGGTTTACCAGCCATTGCTTTTTATTTTGTGAACTTACCTAAGTTCTTATATCTTTCTCTTCCCCATACATCTAATGATACAGGTGCTTTTCCTTCAATTGTTACAGGAGCTTTTCTTGCTTGTTTTATAACAGGTACTGGAGCTTTACTTGCTCCTGCTGTTTTTCCTAGACAGCTAGTGCATCCTTGAGATCCGTTTGGTAATGTTCTTTTCTGACATGAGCATGTCATTGCACTACCACAGTTTGAACATTTTGCCATAATTTATTGGTTTTTAATTAGTTAACAATTTGTACAAGTCATCTTATTCAAAAGCTTAAGGGCATAATTATATAAGCTCATTCCCTTTTGAGGCTCATGACAAAATTCTACTTTAGATATTGCAGCATCAAGATACATCTTTATGAAACGCAACTCTTCAAGTTTTTGTTTTATTATTAATGGTGGATCACATGCATTTGCATCAACACTACAAAGTACATTGTAATATTTATTCATTGCTTGTGTGATTCTCATATGGTTATACTCTACATATACTTGGTCATTAGGAGATACACTGTATTTGATTATGTAAATCCCATCTGGAATATCCACATACTGTGTACCACAATTTGTAGTTTGTAGTTGTAAATCACATGCTGTTAAAGTAATATGTCCACTATTAACAAAATCAGTCATTACAGCTCCCTCAATCTGATTTGAATAGCCAAATCCTGGTACTGTTATATTAAGAGTAGGACAAGTAACTGGGATTAAAGGATTCACTGCATAAACACTTGTATCAAAAATCTTTAATACACATGAGTTCATTACAAAAGGAACCTCTAAGCTTAAGACATGATTTGCCATAATTTTATATTAAAAAAAGGGGAGGAGTATGAAACTCAGCTCCCCTTTCTAGTTATTAATTAGAATTAATTAAATACCTAAGACATTATAATTGTCCACCTGGACGTGGACCTGGTCTAAAACCTCTTGGAGGTAGTGGAGGAAATATAATTGGAACAATACATTCTGTTTCACATGTAAAGTTATCAAATTCACAAACACCACATGCAGTTAACCATTCAGTAGTAACATCATTAAACTCAGACAGACCAGTATTATCTGTTGCAACAACTTGCAATAAGTATTGATCATTATCAAATGTACTTGATGGGTTGTTGAAACGTGGAACACTATGTTGTAAACATGATTGGAAGTACAAACCATTACGGTTAATTGAAGCAATGATTTGGTTTCCTTGAGTAATTTCACGGATACGTAAATCAGAATGTAAGAAGTTTTGTCTGTATGCTTCTGACAATGTTAAGTCACGTACAATTGTTTCACCAAGTCCATTAGCTTGAGTACCTAAACACTCATGAACTACACAAATTCCATCAAATGTACATGGATCACCATTTAAGTCAACCTCTGATGCATAAAGTTTAACTGGTTCAACTTCATAGAAGTCAGTTAATTGGAATGTACAATCACCAAACTTAGTATCAACATAAGCACCATTTAATATCATACCTGCACATGCACCATCAATATATCCTGGAGATACATAGTTATCCCAAGTATCACCACCTAAAGCAACTAAGTCAGCAGCAGAAGTTCCTGGAGCATACCAAAGAACACCAGTCTGATCTTGTACAATAATTTGTACAAAAGGATTTACTACTGGGTAACGTAAGATTGCATCAGCCCATTTGATAAATACTTCAGTTGAGTCAACCGGAGTTGGTGCAATTGAACCTTCTGGACAACATCCTGTATATGCATCAGCAATATAGTATGCATTGTGATTCAAGTAACGTAAAGCAGGAGAACCTTTGATATCAATACGTAATGAGTAAGTCTCACCACATAAGAATTCTTTACAACATGAAACACCACCTGAACCTGTAATTGGATCTACATTAGCTGTAGTAACGTCAGTTACAGTAATTTCTGCAAGACCATCACCACCACCTGTAAGAGTAATTACATCAGCAGGAGGAATACCAGAACCATCACTATATCCTTTTCCAGGATTAATAATTGTAACAGATGTAACTGCGCCACCCACTCCAGTGCCACTTATTTGAACTACAATTCCAATACCAGCTCCTGTAGTAGTTGTTGCTGTAATAACTTCACCTAATACATATCCAGAACCATCATTAGCAGGAACTACAGCAGCAGCAAGTACACCACCACCTGCAGTCCAGAATGTAGAACCAACATGAAGTACTTCATTTTGAGGTTCACATGGATCTACTGTGTAGAAACGTGATACATACTTAGGATTGATCATCTTAGACTTGTTAGTCTCAGTGTATCCACCATGGAAAGGACCAATTTTGTCATTAGTATAAATTGCAGAACCTGCAAGTATTACATTACAACAATTGTCAGGAATAACTGACAAGTTAGTTTTTGGATTAAAATATCCAATATACCCACTGTAGAAAGCACCAAAAATATTTTCTGCTTGAGCAGATAATGAATTTAATGCATAAGTTGGTAAACCAGTAGTAGTTAAAAATCCATCAACTGTAACTGCTGGAGCAACTGTGCCATCAAGCAAAGTTACAGTTGTTGTTAAAGACTCTCCTGTTGCAAGGAATGTCTTTCTAAACGCGTGATTAAAATAAGCCATTTTTTCTTTTTTTTAATTTATAAACAATACTATAATATAATAAAACTTTTTGAAACTTCCAAATTATTTTAAGAAAAGTAATTTGTATTTTGTAGAATTAATAGAATCTTTTATAAGATCTAAATTATTTACTATTTCTGAGTATGGCATTTTACCTTGTAGTTTAGTTACCATAGCATAGATATCTCTTAGGTAAGCAACACCATCTGCAACTGTGTCAAGTGTTCTTGGTGCTACATCTTTACACTGAAGTATTTTTTCAGATACTCCTTGGTAACCTTCCATAAGAGTATCTACAAAATCAGGTAATACATCATAAAATTTATTAAGAGCTTTATGAGCAGCATATGATCCTTCTCCTGTTACTTTAAGGTGTAATTTATGAAAACTATTTCTTGCATTCATTAATTCCATTGCACAAGCTGCTACCATTGTATCTAAAGAACTTCCACCAACTCCTGAATCTGGAGTAGGTTCAGGTTTAGCTGGTTCTGACTTAGGCACTATTGGTAATGATTGAGGTCTACTAATATTTGCTGACTCAGGATTTCTTTTTAACATTCTAGGTTTTTCCATTATTTTTAGTTGTTACGTTCAGCAGTTTCTGTTCCTCTAGAAAATTGGTTTCCTGATTCAATATCTCCGGCCAGAATAGCCACAGCCTCATCAATTATTACTTCAATTATATCATCTTTAAATTCACAGTTTACTTCTACAGTAGAAGCAAGTCCAGTATATGGATCTACACAACCTTGTACTTGAATTTTAATTGGCTGTCTATAGTAAATAAGATCAGCTGTTCCAACTTCAAAATCTCCATTAGTGTAGATGTTTACTCCATTGCCTTTTAATGTTGCAAAAGTTTCTGCCCATTCAAAGTTAGGCTGCTTTGCTTTATCTCTAAGAAGCTGATTAAGATTTCCCTCTTCTGCTAAGTATACAGTCATACGTCTTTTATCACAACAACCTTTTTTAGCAAAAACATCAACTCTCTTCCATTGTAAATAGTCTGCTGGTATATTCCCCCGGAAATAATACTCCTTATTGATCAAGCCTAAACCATTAGTAACAAGTAATACTTGGAGATCATCCTTTCTTCTTGTAGACTGTTCATCACCCTCTCTCACAGGATTAATCCCATGAAGCTGTCTTCTAGCCCACTCTACCTGAGCTTTATTAAAGGACTCAACAATTTGCCAGCATTCTATGTTGTCATAGTCTTGACTGTCAAGCTTATTAAGCCTTTGCTTCATCTTAACGGTTATAACACTGTTATTCATATCTTAGTTTCCTTTTCTTGCTTTAGCCATTGCTTTAAAAGTTTTGGCTAATGCTTTACGTTTTGGTGTACAAGTTGGTTTTGACATGGGAGTGCAAAAACCTTTATGTTTTGGATTAACAGCATCCTGTATCCAGTTCTTATCTTTTACAGCACCACCTTTTTTATACTGGTTTGTTCCACGGTTTGTCTTAATTATTTGACTAAGACTAGTATCTCCAGTTGCCATAACTATTTCTTTTTAAGGGAACCGCCTAGTTTTTTAATAACTCCACGGCCTTTAAGAATATCAGCTTTAGTAACTTTACCATCTTTGTTTAAATCTGGAAAACCACCTTTAGCCATTTTACGTGCCATTACACATCTTCCATTTTCATCTCTAACCATACCACCTTTACAAGAAGATTGTACTGCACGGTTAGGAGCAAATGCTACTGACCCACCTTTTTTAAGCATGCGTCCTTCATCAGTACGTGGGTTATTACCATACTTAGGCATTCCAACAATTTCTGCTGATCCACCTTTTTGCATTTTCTTCATTTTTGTGGTACCCCCACATTGCATACATTTTGCCATGATATATAGTTTTTAACAATTCCATTTTTTTAGTGAAAGAGCCTTTCTTGTAGGTCTTCCTTTTTCATCCTTCATAGGCCCAGGCATTCCTGACATTCTAGCACAGAAACTCTTACGTCTCTTAGCATCTTTGCTTCCAGCTTTAAGCTTTGAAGGTTTAGTAGTTACAGCTGTCTTAAGTTTACTACCAGGATTAGCTGCTCTATAGCTTGCTACACCTTTAGCATTAAGACCTCCTGTAGGATTCTTACCTTCTTTCCTTGTCCAAGCGGCTGTGCTTCCACCATTTTTCATGGCTTTACCTTTGTATGTAGATTGTCTATCAAAACCTGGATCATTTTTTATTCCTCTAGATTGATATGAATTAGGGGGTGTATAATTAAAACCTGGATCATTTTTTTTTTGTTGTTTAAATGTTTTACCCATTTGATTTTTTAGTAACCAATCAATTTTTCTTGTCCAAGCTGCAGTCTTTGCCATTATTCAATATTTTATTATTGCTTCTCTTTAAGCTTTTTAACCCCAAAGTAAACTCCGGTTCCTGCAGCTCCTGCTCCAAGAATACCACCTACTACACCAGCACCTTTTTCTTTAAAGTTACTCCAAGCTCTAGCTCTCTTATTCTTTTTCTGGGCACGGTTAAAATTACATCCTCCGCGTTGCGCTTCAGGTAGTGAATTCATATTACCTATCATGGCTCCGTTACTAGCTTTCTTTAATTGAGCTTCTTTAACATTATTAAAATGTGTAAGCGGATTTACTTTCTTTACTGCTTTCATAATTATCTTTTTTTTGCCATTGCTTTAAAAGTTTTGGCTAATGCTTTACGCTTTGGTGTACAAGTAGGTTTAGACATTGGAGTACAGTAACCTTTGTGTTTAGGATTTACTGCTTTTTGAATCCATTTGTCATCCTTCTTTTTAGTTGCCATAACTATACTTTTTTAACTCTTCTTCCCATACCTACTCTAGACTTCTCAGCTTTTTTAGCAATTAGTTTAGAAGGTGTAATTTCACTCTTTGTTTTAGGTGTATCTTTAGATACTCTTCTTGTAGGCCGGCAGTATTCATTTTTACCACCGGCTCCACAAGCTTTACCTGATTTTGTATCTTGCCATTTTTCTGCTTGCCATCTTTTTAAGTTTGTTCCTTCTTTAGTCTTTCTTACTGTACCTGAACCTTTACGGCATTTGGCAATAGCCTGAGAAGCTCTAGCTGAAGGAAACACAGCATACTGTGCTTTTACTTTACTATAACAAGCATCTTTAGGCATAATTTATTTCTTTTTCATTCTCATCATTCCACCCATTTTAGCTTTAGGTGTAGCTGTTTTAGGAGCTGCACTAGTACCACCAGTACGTCCTTTAGCAACATTAGATGCAGCAGCTTTTGGATTTACTCCAGACTTAACACCTTTTGATCCTGCAACAGTTTGTTTTTTAACTGTAGCATTAGGATTTACCATACCACCAGTCTTATAACCTAAAATAGTTTTAGCAGCTGATTTTACTCCATCATAAAAAGATCCTTTTTTTGTGTAATTAGGATATCTTTTTTCAATAGCATCATCAACTTTTTTTGCTCCTGATCCAATAGCTTTATATGCTTTGTATTCAGGAGTAGCTTTAACTGCTGCTTTAACTACCTTCTTAGTATTTTTAGCAGAGTCTGTTACACCTTTACTAACACCTTTTGCTACTTGCTTAACACCAGCTTTTACATCTGACATTGCTCCACCTTTTTGCATTTTTAGACCAGAACCTTGTTTCTTTGCATAACGCATAGTTGCATTAGTTTCTCTTTTAGCTTGTCTTTTTTCTTTAGGTGTCATTGGTGCATCAGTCATTCTAGTTGAGAATGGTGTTGGTCCACCTTTTTGAGCCATCATTGGTCTTGCCATTGGTCTGTCCGGACCTGTCATTCTAATTTTACTATCAATGTATCCTCTTGTTGAATTTTTTTTAATAGTTCCTTTTGTAGTTTTTACACCACCTTTTTGAAATTCACCAGGAGCACTAGAACCACTTGTTTTATCTTTAACAGCTTTTACTATGTCAGCTGCAGAACCTGCAGTTTTAGCTACATTGCCTGTAATAGTTGCTGCTTTTTCATAGGCAGTAGGTTCAGTACCAGCTTTAATACGGTCTGTCTTTGCAGTTATCTTTGCAAGCTTTTGATCTTGCTTTGCAGATTTTTTGATATCCTTAAAAGAAGCACCACCATCTTGGTATTTAGCTTTAGTAGTACCACCATATTTCATTTTACCTGATGCTTCCATTTTTGCTTTTTCTTCAGCAGCTTTTTTAGCTTTACGTCTATTTGAAATATTCTTTCCAATACCAGCAGCACCTGCAGCAGCAGCACTAATACCAGCAATGATTTGACTTGCTTTAGCACCTTTTGATCCTTTTACCTCAGACCCAGTCTGATATTTTTTCATTGTTTTCATTTTATTTTAAATTTAAGAGTTCCAATACTTTTCACAAGCAATGTTTAGATCCTTAAGAACATCCTCATTTAAAGGATTTTTTAAGTGCTCTATTACATCAGACACATTTCTTCCAAGCATTGCTCCAGTTTTTGTGTGATAGATATAACCATCTGCCTTACTTATAATATACTTAAAAAATACGGAATCTCTAACAATTGATTTAATTTTTAATGTTTCCATATCTAAGTTTGTTGCATCAATGAAAGTTTTTGCTGCTCTTTCCTTGTTGCTTTCACCACCTTCTCCATTAATATATATATCCATGTTCTCATAGATAACATCATTTGGAGTTGATTTTCTATACTGTGTACTATTGATATCTACAACTTTTGCAATGTAGAATAACTTAGTACTGTTTTTATCAAATAATTTCTGAAGTTCAGCTAATGCTTTGTTACGCATTTTCTTGTATTCAGTTCTTACCATTACTGTTTCCTCAGCTTTATCTAAGTAAAACTTAGGCGGAACAGCTTTTGATCTTGCATCATCATAACTTTTTGAAACTATTGAAAACCCTCCGGCCTCAATTGCAAATAGTTTGATTCTATCATATGGATCAGCTGGATCTAAATAACTAGGCTCATTACCACATGATACACTTATTTTGTTCCAGAATTCAGCATTGTCAGGTTTTAATAACTTAACTTTATTCCAAAATTGTGGATCTTCAATTTCAATTACATTTGCAGCTAACTCTTTCTCTAGCTCAATAATTGCTTCTCTTACTTGTCTTACTTTAGCTTCTTTATCTTCTGGATTTAAAAGTCTAATTTCTGGAGCAAATTCATTAAGACCTGTTACGTATCTTACTACTCCATTGTTTTCTAAACAAGCTAGTTGTTCATTATGTGTTACTCCGTCAAACAGAGATAAACCATAAGATTCAAGACCCATGTTTGATGCATTAGCATCAAAGTAAGGACGGATGGCAATTGCAGTTTTCTTAACTGTTCCCTTGCCTGTTTCTACCATTGTGAATTGTGCTTCCATTTTGTTGTTGGTTTTTTGTTGATTTTTAAAATTAGTAAAAAAAGGGGTAGATGCTGTGCAACCACCCCCGTTTTTTTATATAGTCTGGTTAGAATGATCCACCAGTAATTGGATTTCTCATGACAATCTTCAATACTTTAGTTGGATCTTTAACCCAAATAGCTGGCATTGTTTGAGACATCATTACACGGTATCCATTGAATTGTCCAGAAGACTGGAATCCTTGAGAACGTCCCATATAATCCATAGTACCATTCTGATACCACCACTTCAATTGATTATCCCAAGACAATTTCAACAAGAAGATGTTATCATTTGTGTTGTCTGTGATATCAAAGATAATGAATGAGTAAGAAGATAATGGGAAACCATCAATGATTGGGTTCTCAATATCATTTGTATGAATGTTGTCAAATGCAGGATTCAATACAAACTTCACGTTAGCCAAGAATGGAATAACATAAGAAGTGTAAGCAAATCCAAAATTCAAGTCCATACCTTTACCAGTGATAGCACCAATATCAGCAGCCTGAATCAAAAGACCTGAAGATACTGCTTCTCTTTTGATGGCTTCATTTACCATACGCATACCACCCATACCAGTTTGAACAACTAAGCTACGCTTAGGATCTGGACCTTGGAACTCAACCTTACCATTGAAGAAGTTGTAGATTTCTCCACGGAACAAATCCAATGTAAAGTTATTCTTATTGTATACTCTTTTGAAAGAGTTATCCAATTGCTTCCAAAGACCCACTGACATTCTGATATCATCTGGTCCATCTTGCTTAACACGTCCACCGTGACCCCACATAAGGTAAGTCTCAATATCTGTAGCAATTTTAGACAAGTGAGCAGATTCCATATTTGTCAAGAATGATCTAGAAAGATCTCCATTGTCAAATGCTTTCTTCACTTTGTCTTTACCCATAACCTTCACCATGTCTTCCAAAGAAGTAACAGATGGATCAATGTTTTTGTCAAATGTTCTCCAGATCTCAGTTACTGGAACTGTACCATCTGCATTCATTCCACCTTTAATCATCAAGTCAGCACGTGATGAGATAGAATAATGTACGTGAGCTTCTGCTCCTCCTACATAGTTGTAGAATTCACGGAAACCTGTTTTAGTGATGATGTCAGAGAATCTTTCACCATATTCACCACGTGCAGAACCTTTACGGAAAACTTTAGTACCATTTGATAAGTACTTGTTCTCTAAGTATTTGTAGTTGTCATTGTTTACTAACTGAACAGTATAGATATAGCCATCTCCAATTGGAAGGATATCTTCATCTGTAATGTACATCTCACAACCATTGTATTTGTCATATGTGATGATATCACCATGTCCAAACTCACGTCTGCTTAATTTGATGCGGAAAGTACTTCCATCAACACCTTTAAAAGTATTGTCTGGTTCAATATCCTCAATTACATAAGGAAGCTCATTAGAGACAGGTGTTTGCCACTTGTACTCTCCACGAGCATTATCAACCATTATTACATTCTTTCCACCGAAGCTAGACATTTGGTAAAGAGGCATTTCAACCTTCTGAGCCATAGCCCAAAGGTCCACTGGACCTAGATCCATTGGTTCTGCATCCTTCAACATGTTAACCAAGTGGTAGGAATCTACGTGTGAACTAGCATTGTAGTTGGTATCCCGTAGAAATATACCATTGTTTAAAACTGGAGTTGCCATTTGTATTTATTTATTTAAATTGTTACTAATTAAAATCTCTTGAACAGATTGTTATTCTGTCTAGGGATTGTTCTTTGAGGTTTGTTAGAAGGTCTTGTCTTGAAGTCATCATCATCTGTTTGACTTGATGATCCAAGTTTTCTAGCTTCCTCAGTTTTTAATTGTCTTACTACTTTTTCAGTAGCTACTCTTCCTCCTTGATCTTTTACTTTAGTTCTGTATCCTTCTGGATCAGAAAGTAACCAAAGAGCTTCAGCAATTAAACCATGATTTGGTTCCACAAACTGATACTTTTCAAGTAAGTGGCCAAGCAAGTTTGTTTGCTTTCCAGAGATTGATGGATAATTTGGTTGAACCAATCCTGAATATAACACGCTCTGTGTTTTCTTATCAAGTTTAATTCCTCCAATCTCTCCTCCAAGTAAAGTATTATATACACTATCAGTGTATGCTCTAGCTTGTTTAGATTGTTGATCTTTTTTCATCTCTTGCTCTGCAAGTTGACGTGCAACAATCTCTTCTTGCATTCTATCCAACTTTGGTTTGAACTGATTAGCTTTTTGACCAAGCTTATCAAGATCTCTCCAGTCTTCAACCTCAGATTCAATTTCTTCTGGAGTACCAAAACCTGTTGCATAAAGATACTGTCTTGCAATTTCAGCTTGATCATATTCATCATCTGGATCTAACTGACGCATCTCCTCTACTTGAGCAAGTGTTCTGAACAAACCTTTTAAGTCTTGACCTCCATCAGCAACATACTTTGCTGCTAGTTGAAGTTCTTCTGGTAAAGCATTAAAGAATTCTTTTGGAGTATTCTCTTTAATCTTTGCAGCTCTTTCTTCAAAGTTTGCTTCAAACAGTTCTCTAAAATCTTTAGTGGTGTAATCCTCTAATGATTTATCATCATCAAAAGGAATTAACTCACCTTCTTCAATCATTTTAGATGCTAATTCAAATAAACCTGACTTGTCAACTTTAGGTCTTCCTTTGTTGCCAGCTTCTTCTTCTTGTAAGATTAAGCCATCAAGTTCAGCAATAGTTTCATCAGCTTCTGCTTTCTTATCTGCTATCTCCCTTTTTTCAGCAGGAGTTGCAGGTGTCTTTTCAAGGAACGAGGTGTCAACATCTTCTCCTTGTGAGAATAGTGACTTTGGTTTCTCTTCTTTGCCATCTTCTGGAAGCATCACATTCTCTGCCCCAGGTGCCCCAAATAAGGCATCAATGTCTACTTCTCTTTGCTCTACCGTTGTAGAGTCTAATACCTGATCATCAGGGTTGTTGTTGGTTTTTTCCATCACTGTTGGTTTTAATGATACACTATAATATACAAATAAATCTTTTAAATTTAAAGTGCTATTTGTAATTTTTTTGCATTATATAGCTACAAACTATTTTTTAGTTTTACTGTCTTTACCAGAATCATATTTATTCTTGTTAATTCTAGCAATTTCAACTTGTTTGTTTGCTATATCTTCTTGCACTTGAAGCTTTCTTTCTTCAATACTCATCTTTTGAGAATGTCTAATATTGTCATCAGATTGTTTTTCTCTTTGTAAATCCATTTGACTTTGGTACTGTTCTGTCTGTCTAATGTTTTTCATTTCATCCTGATAATCTGATATCTCATTCTTATTGATATCCTGCATTGCACCAAATCCAGCAGATCTAATTTCAGCAACAGTAATATTATTTGCAAGCTCTCTTTCTTGTTTATCAGCATCAGCTTGAATTTTAGCTTGTAACTGTTTCTCTTGAGATGCAAGTTGTTCTTGTTGCATTTGTTGTGCAGCTTGTTGCTCTTGTTGTTTCTGTTGTTGTATCTTAGCTTCAGAATCTTTAAGCACTGAGTTAAGCTCTGAGATTGAATCTGACTGAACTAATTTACCTAAGTCATATATAGAGGCCCCTGTTGTATTATTCTGCATTGCCATAGACTTTAATTGTTCTAGTACAGCTCTGTGGTTTGCAGTAGTTGTACAGAATATATTAAGATCGCGCATTAGAAGGTCTGTGCCATTGATTTGAAAGTTTACCTTTTCATCATTGCCGGTTATGTATGTTAGTCTACTGGAAGGTTTTGTAGAATGATAATACTGTGCAAGGTCAGTTCTCATCTGATGTACTCTTGGCATTAGATAATCACAGTGTTGAATAAAGAATACTTCTGTTTGAGCATAAGATGCTGCGGCAGCTTGTTCTACTCCGGTAGCAGTCATTTGTGATAACTGAGCACCCATACGTTGTGGGTTTACTCCTATAACTTCATAAGCCTGTTGCTTAAAGTGGTTAGCTAATTGTACCCTTGACATTAATCTTTCTGTCTGAGATAGATCTAGTTTTTGGAAATGCTGAAAGTTTAATGCATTCTCTGTATTTGTAATACTAGTATCAAGAGGTAGAATTTGAAAATTCTTCATTGCTGTATAGGCATTAGCATAATTTCCTTTTCCCCAGTCTTCACCCAAGGAATGCTTTGGTAAAGTATTTTGGTCAAGCATGATGATAGTACCAAGTTCATCTACCAGGATATCAGCTATTTGATTGTTGACAATGTTATATCCAATCTGGTATGGCTTCATTAAATCAATCAATGCAGTAGACTTTGTATTTCTATCAGAGAACACCGCTCCTTCTACAGGAAGCTTGCAACCATAAAGAGTATTATCACCTTTAAATTGAAACTTTAAAGAGCTAATGTGGTTCTTATCTATACCTACATAGATAGGAGAGAATCCACCGGGGTTATTCATACCCCAGAAAGAAGGAATGTTTGGTCCAATTTTTACACCACCCCACACTTCATTAATCCAAATCCAATCAATATGCTCACCATATACTAAATTGTCTTTAGTTTTATTCTTGAAAAGTCTAGTATCATAGATTGGTTTTTCTTCAACTTTGTAGTCTTCAGTTATTACTTCATTAATAACTTCTCCATTCTCAGCTACTTTAGTTAAGTTACCAACTTTACGCTGAGACTTCCAATATACTGTTGATACTCTTAATAAGTATGCAGTACCTTGATCATAATAATCTTCTCCCTCAGACAAAATCTGATTGATTATGTCTCCTTGGTTGATAACACTACCGTTCATTGCTGAGGTATACTGTCTGTAAGCAAGAGAAGGCATCTGAGTATTCCACTCATGTGATTTAGTTCCATCATACATAGAACCATCATTTTGGATACCACCAATTGTATATCCTGCAGATCTAATTGGGTAAACAGCTTCTAGTGCTTCTAATTGTTCAGTTGTCATCTGATAACCATAACGGTCAATAACATCTGATGCTGTCATCATGTCTGTTTTACCAACCCATTGTGACTGAGAAATATATCTTGCATCTGGAGATTTGTGGTAGAAAGTAATAGCTGGATTCCATAACTCTACTTCATAGTCATCCTCCATCATTCTAAAATGCCAGAATTCTCTATCTGTAATGAGCATGTCCCTGAAGCCTCTCTCTTCTAGTTCATCCATTTTAAATCTTTCAACATCTACTTTGTGCTGGTGAGTTGCCCACTCTTCAACCATTGATCTATAATCCTTCTTAAAGAATTGCTCTATCTCTGGTAAAGTTTTAAGATTCTCTGGATTTAATTGTTGTTGTGCTTCTTCAGATTCTGGATCAAGACCTTGCTCTAACAAAGCTGCAGTAAGTTTAATTTGAGCATCTGCCATAAGAACTTCTTCAACTGCAGCACGTTTTTGTTCCATCATCTCATTGTATGAGAACTCATCAACAGCTCTGTATGTTAATTTAGTTGATCTCTTAGCAAATTCAGCTACTAGAACATTAATAACATTAGGTATGATTGGGTAGAATCTTAACTCTAAAGCTGACTGATCCTCTTTAGTAAGAACATCAACCATGTCTCTATAGTCATTATCTTCTTCAACTATATAATCTGATTTATCAATTACACCTTTAGCCAACTTATAGTTTTTCATAAGTCTTCTAGCATTTCTTCTAATCTGCTTAAGTCCTTGCCACTCAACCCAGTCTAGATTCCATGCTGCCCACTGCTGATCTTTCTCAGCTTTTGGTAAAAATTGTAATGGCTGAGTAATACTACCAATTCTATTAGGTTTAGTTTTAGCCCCAGCTTTGGCTTGCATTGCGTTAATTATCTGCATAACTCTTATTTAATATTTTTGAATGGTGATCTTTTAAAATTCTGACCATTGCCAAGTTGGCCTCTTCCCATATGACGGAAAGGACTCCTATTTAATTTAAACAAATTTTCTGACTTTTGCAAGTTTTTAGCTGCATCATCCATGATTACTCTCTTTGAATAACCTCTGTTAGCTTGTTGAATTCTCATGAAAGCAACAAGTGCACAAAATGAAACCAGCCTATCCACATTGACTCCATCTGAATATTCTCTCATTTCCTTTAGAAGCATAGGATCTGGAATCCTTTCAATACCATATTTGGTTCTTACAATAGTTCCATCAGGTTTTGTTTCTACATCTAATTCTTCTTTAGTGTATTCAATCGCATAACTTAACAAGTGAGCTTTAAATAATACACCTGTATTCTTCCAACCATACTCCTGGAATACATTAGCATTGGCACCAAGATCTTTCAAGAAAAGTATTTGACTCTTAGGTACTAAGAATCTTTGCTTCTTTCTAGAAATCATATACTGGATAAAAAGAGAAATGTTATTCTCTATTACTGTCCATGCATTGTACCATTCTATGATAAGCTCTAATTGCTGGTGTGTTTTATTGATATCATCATATCTACCACACCATGATGCTACAATTCTATCTTGTTCAATGAAGGTCTCTGTCTCAGTTCCAGAAATCTTAGTTACCTCTACTGGAGCTTTCATTATATAGATAGAACATAATGATTCTGATGTTGTTGTTTTACCTTCTGATACAGGGTCAATAGAAGCGTAATACTGTCCGAAGGTTGGGTCAGGAATTGGTCTTTCCCATACAACAATACAACCAGTTTTATCTTCAGTCTTTTTAGATACTGGAAATTCAGAGATAGGTCTTTTATTACTAGTCTTTACACTTGGTTTTCCGTTCTCATCTGTAGAGATATCTAAAAACTCATAAGCATATTCTTTTTCTTCTATTCTTCTTTCCTGAGCTCCAATAAGATGTGTAGGAAATACAGATACAGTTCTATTAGCAAAGGCCTCTTCAATGTTTCTAGGATGCTGAGAGATTCTTAACTGGTAAGTTTCCGGGTCTAATTCTTTTTTCCATTTATCAAACTGTTCATCTAAAGCCTTTAATGCTTCTTCTACAAGTGAATTACCATATTGATCTATGTATGGTGGCATTGACCATTGCTCAGGAATAAATAATCCAGATAATCCTACAGTTCTATTCTTGTCTAGTAAGTTAGATTCAACAGCATAGATATCATTATCTGAAGGATGTAATATCATTTTTCTTAGTGGTTCACATTGTGATAAATCACCCACAGATCCTGCAGCTATAAACATTCCTGTAGTAGTCAAACCAGATCTCATAGCAGGACGCATGTACTCATATGTTTTATTCATCTTAGGAGCAATCCCGGCCTCTTCATGAAAGAAGTATTTAACTGGACCCCCTACACCATTTGTAGGATCCTTTTCAAATGACATACCTTGTATAGTTCCTTTAAGACCTACTTCATTTTTTCTGTCACCTTTTCTTACCTCAATCTTCTGCTGCCACATCATTACTTTGCTTGGATTCATTGGACGGTACCAAGCTGTGTGCTCATTTAAGAATGCTGCATATTCATCTAAGAATTTCCAAGAACCTTTTTCATTGATGTAATCTTTAAGACTTGCTCCAATCTTTAGTGTGACCCCTGCCTCAAACCATTGTTGACAAAGTAACTTTGCCATGTGATAATATGAAGATGCAATCTGACGTTTCTTTAATACTGCAACATGTTGATAATTAAGTTCAGCAAGCATTTCATAAAGAGCAAGATGATACTGGGCATCTCTAATATCTGCAAATCCAAACTGTTGTATCTCTTTGTTAAAGATAGGTAAGAAGTTTAACCACATGTAATACTCCCGCGCTAGATACCAGTTCTTTTCTCCACTCTTAATTAAGACACCTTTTCTGCACTTAGCTTTTTGATCATCCCAATAATTTAAAAAGTCTTTTGATTTAAATGGAGCCATGGTATAAACATTCTGCATTTTAAATCTTCTTGATTCTACTGTAAATAGATCAGCACTTACTTCATCAAACTGATATTCACCTGGTTCTTTAAAAATGCTAAATAAAAAAGTAGCAAACTCTTCTCTAGTTTCAAAAGAAGTTATTGTCCAAGTACCGTTATCCCACGTAGGAATATCTTGATATATCTCACTCATTATGCATCATATGCTAGTCCTTGACCTCCGCGTACTTTGCTAGATTGCTCCTCTTGTAAGTCTTTATAAACTCCTTTGAATGAGGCTCTTATCTGATCAAAATTCTTTGCGGCTGCTACAAGTGAATTAATATTTCCATCTCTTCCTGCTGTGATGGGTGTAGTTTCCATATACTTTCCAAGCCTATCAAGCATTGAAGACATTCCTTTATATGCTCTAGATGTAGGAGTTTCATACATTCTTTCACAAAATCTTAATGCTGCAAAAACTGTAGCATCTTCTGTTGAGAACTCTCCTTCAATCTCACGCATTATTATAGATTCTTTTTCAACTTCTGGAGTATGAAAGAAAGGATTCATATCTGGATTAGGACAAGTCATATAAAACAGATACTGGTAAATCTTAAGATGCTCTTCTGGATATTCATCCATTACATCTTTTAATGCCTTCAGTGTATAACAGTGCTCAGTAGGGATTACTGTTCTGTTTTGAACATCAAATAGTTTTATTAACATTAGTGTTTTGTTTTAAGTTTATCTCTGTTGTCATTAATATAATGAATAATTGCCAATACTTCATCAACTAAATAAGGTATTGCAATTGGTAAAACTTCTTTTACTATAGGATCTCCATGAAGATCACGCTTTGTTATTGGGTATCCCCAGTCATCTTCACCTTCAACTTCAAAAATTACATGATGAACAAATATTCTTCCTGGCTTAAGTTTTGGATTATGCTTAAGTATAATGTACATGTAGATGCTTAACTGTAAAGCATAGTGATAGAAATGACAATCATCAAGATTATCTACTGGAGGTAACAACTTAGTTGATTTACCTTCCCAGTCTACCCATGATTCTTTTTTAATTTCTTTGTTAGTTTTATAGTCAATGATATTTACTTTACCATTGACTACTTCAACTAAATCTGATTGTCCACAAATACCTACTGAACGTAGATATACCATGTGCTCAGGATAAACTCCTGGTTCAAGCTTTTGAGATGGAGCATGTCTTATTCCATTATTCTCACCGGATGGTTTAAATACAGGAATAGTTACTCCTTCTCTTTCAATTGAAGCAAATGAACATATGTCATCTTCTCTTTGGTTATGATAAAATGTTCCAAGAGTAGTAGATCTATCTGCTTCATTTTTCCAAATTTGTTGTATTATAATAGGATCAACACCAGCCCACTTTGACTTCTTGTTTTTAGAAACTCTTTCTGCAACCTTCTTTGTATCAAAAGGTATTTTAAAATGAGAGACAAGTGTTGTTACACTTACCCAATCAATGTTACTATCTTCAAGACTTTTGTAACTGTGATCATCTGCGTTAAATACTATCATTTTTTTTAATTGTTAAGCATTTTCAATAATTGAATCAGCTAATGTTCTAGCTGCCTTATCTTCTGACATGAACATTTTTTTAATATTACTTATTTCTTCTTGAGTAAACTTACCTTCCATACCAAGTATTTTGAGTCTTAGAAGTTTATTATCTAATTCAAGTTTATCCATTCTTTCTTCTAAAAGAGTTGTAGGTGATCTATAAACATTTTTATGAGCTTCTGTTATTTGACTCCATAAACCATCTGCCATTGAGCCAGGTATTCTTTTAGTACTTATTATTGTTTCATCTGAAGTTGTTATTGAACTTGGCTTATATATTTCTTTTGCCCAATCATCTTCATTATTTGGATAGTCATACATAAAATTAATCTTTAAGGTTATCTAATGCATCTTCATCTTCTTCTGATATTAAAGAATTCCAACGTAAGTCAGGACAAGATGTAGATAGGGCTCTAACTTTAAAATGTAAAGAGCATCCACATAAATTACAACAAGGTTGAGTTCCTTGTACTACACAAGATTTACCTTCTTCATCTTTTCTAACACAGATATTACATATGGCCATACGCTTTTCAGCAATATGCTCAACAAACTCATCTCTTATAATAGAGTTAGTTATCCCCTCCAGTATCTGTTTTCTGTTCTTCCAAATTTCTTTAAGATTTGCTTTCATTTCTTTTAGATTTAATGTTATCCTTTTTGATTTCCTGATCTGCTATTCTCTGCTCTAGTTTGATCAGTAGATCAAGTTTGTTTTCTACAGCCTTCTTATTAAAGTAAGCTCTGAAAGTAGAAGTATCATGATTACTTAAACTCTTGGTATATTTGGGTATTGCTTTCCTAATTAATCTAGGTTTTGCTACAAACTGACCAAGACCATCCACATTTATTCTAGGATGTGCTAAGTTACTCATGTTCTCTCTTACTGCTTTATAATAGAATTCAATAAAGTCTTCTACTAAAGGTTCCGGAACATCTAGTTCATCAGCAACCTGTCTGTAAAGTTTATTTGCCTTCTTGGGATTCATGTGCTAAGAACTTATAATCTAATAACACTGTACCTTCTGTTTGAATCTTTAATGCTGGATTAAGCATAATCAACTTCTTATTCTCTGAATCTTTAACTACTAAACCATTCTTCTCAGATTTGTTTATAGAATTTCTTACAGTTTGTGGAGACTTAAATATCCAATCCTCATCTGTAGAAGTATCAACACAAAAATGACTGAGCTCTATTGGCTGGTTAAAACTAAGCAATGTCAAACAGTTAAGATCAGACTCACTCATTGCTATATGATTAACATAACAATGAGTTAAAATCTGAAATTTTACTACATCCCACTTTGGCATCTTTACACGTTTCTCAACTTGATTTACTAATGCCATGATGTTATCCCTTTTTTAGTTTTCTTTCTTTTGGTTTATCTTCACTCTCTGGACCCTCTGCTGGTCTCTCTTGAGTTTCTTGCATCATCATTGCATACTGTATACCATACTGAGCACGTCTAAATCTTTCATGATCAATGTCAGCTAATAGTTTTTCATACTCATGTTGTGCTTTAAGATAAGGAAGAGACTCAGTGTAGAAAAGTAACATTTCTTCTTTTCTTGCTGTTAGTTCTTCTGCTGATAACTGTTGCTCAGCTTCATTAAATTGTTGGTTGTCCATCTTATTATATTTTAAAGTTTACACAAATATACAATTTTTGTTTAAACATATATAATGTAAAAAAGAAAATCCAGGCATACAACACACCTGGATTACTATACTTTAAGTAGACTTATCTATTTTTAATGGTAAAGTTGCAAATAGTTATCATATAAAATTCTCTAGATATATCAATCTCTACGGTAAAAAAATCAATTTTACCAATTCTAAAACGAATAGCAAACTTATCCCATTGCTTATTCTTTACTTTCCAGTTGTTTCTAAGTATCATACAATATCATTTGATTCAATTAATGTATATGTAAAGTTGTTTCCATGTGCAGCTTTTGCTTTACGGCAAATTGCCATAAACTCTTCAAAGTCTGCGGCCTTCTTAAACACTTGACATCCTTCTGACCAGTTTTCTACAAAAGTAGAATCGGCACCAGCTTTATGAATATTGATACCAAAGAGACCTTCTTGAATAGACTTCTCATCATATATCATATCCTTGTTTGGATCACGGTATACTTTAACTGGTTTGTTTTGTCCTAGTGCTTCATACTTACCAGAATGAAGACGCATTATATGAGAGTTAATATATTGTCCTTCAACTAATCTAGCTACACCAGCTTTGTTTCCAAATTGCATTACACCTTTAGTTCCAGGATCTGTAGTTGCTGGCCAACAATGAAAATGCTCTACATCATCAACAGTATAAGTTAAAGTTAAATGATCATCAAATAAGTTAGTTACTTTTTGACCTGTAGAAGAGTTTCTTACTCCTACAATATTTAACATTAAATCTTTACCATCAAACCACTTGTGTCCTTTTGATGCTACTGCTTTTTTTATTTGAGCTGCTGTGTACTTAGTAGCAACTGCAGGTTTACTATCTACAGTAATACCCATTTTAGCTAATGTAGCAGGCCCTACTACTCCATCAGGAGTTAATCCGTTCTTAGTCTGCCAAGCTTTTACTGCTTCTTCTGTTTTAGGGCCAAAGTTTCCTACTGGATCTACACCTAATACTACTTGAATCTTTTTGACAATCTCATTGTTGTCTCCTTTTTTAAGTACCATAATTATCCTATTTCTTCGTTATTACTTTCTTCTTGAGAAGTTTTATTAGCTTTCTTTTTAAGTGACATGATTCTACCTGCTGTAGTAATACCAAATGCACCAAGAGTAATGATCATAAAGCCATCAAAAATAAACTCTTTAATAATTAATTCTTTACCCCAAATACCTGTAACTACATCAACTATTAATATAAAGGCCATAGCAAAGAATGCTACTACACCTACAAATGCTTGTTCATTGATTTTGTTGTCATCTGAGATTAGCTCTCTAAAAAATTTTTTCATAGTGTGTCTGATTTAGTTTTACCCCAAAAATTCTTCTGTTCTTTAATAACTATTGTATCGTGAATAACAATAGTGTCATAAATATAAATTTTTACTTTTTTAATAACCTCAACAGTTTCTGCAACTGGTGTTTGTGCTAATTGCTCTTCTGCTGTTAATACAGTTTTCTCAAGCTGTTTTACATCTGACTCTAGTAGTCCATTCTCTTCTACTAATTTTTCATTATCAAACTGAAGAGTTTTTGCAGTATCAACAACATCAATATGCTCTGTACCACTCTTAAGTATTTGAGTAAGCATAAGAGCAATGATTATTGCTATAAGTCCAAGTATTACAAGCTTGTTTTTCATCGCTTAGAGATTATAATGTCTTGTAGTTTCTCAAGGGCTTTTGTGTTATTGTTCAAAGCCTCTGTAGTTTTTTGAGCATCTGAAGCAATATAAGTAGTGAGTTCTTTTTGTAGCTCATCAACTTTAGTTTTTAATTTGTCTTCAGAAGCAAGTTGTCTCTTTAGCATAAACCAAAGAACAGCTCCTAATCCTAGGACCACAACTCCTAGTGCCCCATATTGGGTTAGTGTTTCAAATACTCCAAATGAAGGAGCTTCAGCAGATAGTACCATATTAGTGTAGTTTAATCATTAGTTTTTTTGTTGTCAACATATCTGTTTACATTTAGTTGTTTACTGTAACCTATCTTCTATACTTAATTACTGATATCACAAGCCCAATAAATAGGCATACGATAAGTATTCGCCAAGGGAATGATTGTTTAGCTACTTGTTTCGTTTCTTGCCTTGTAACGTATCGAATAGTCTCAAATGAATCTTTCTTTATTCTATACTCTATACGCTCTTGAAATCGTGTCTTAGGCACATAAACAGTATTAAACTGAATGATAGTGTCAAACTCAGTTACAACCTTTACCCATTCGTTGTTAATGAAGATTGAATCAATCTTAGTTAACCTGATTGTATCTGAATTAGTTTCTACCTTCAATCCTTTCTTTACAGCTTTATTATAGTGATGTTGCGCACTACATGAAGTCATGAATATAAGCCATAAAAGACTTATTAAACAAGCCCAAATAAAGGCTAGTAGATGGTTAAAGTTTATTTTCATGGTTGTATATCGTCTTTTGCTTTCTTGATAGTTTTTACATTGTTGTAAATCTTTTCTATAAATGAATATCCTTTTACTTTACTAAAAGACTCATCCATAGATTTTACTTCTATTACTATTAATACTAAAGATACTAATTTAGTAGAAATAAATTCTACACTAATAAATAAGTTAGTTAACTCATTAATGATATAATAATCTGCCATATAAAGCAGTAGAACCATTATTACATAAGATCTAACTTTAGGAACCAATCCTTTTCTACAAGTTTTAGAGCTTACTTCTATACCTTCGTGCTTTGCTCTCCATATTCCAAAACCTGTATCTATAATGGTAGATAGCCCTACTAAAAATACCATCCAAG